GGCGAGTACGCAAGCAATAACCCTTTTGCTGGCTATCAATTTGTTAAAGCATTACAGAATCAACAGAAATTAGTCAGCATTGGTAGGGGTCGCAAAAGAGAAGGACGCTTACTCTATAAAGCATTTTATGACGATCATGGCAAGGTACAGGATGCAGTCATGAAGGCAATTGATAAAGCAAAGACAAGATGGTTTCAAAGAGTTTCAAGCGCACAATATAAAACATTTGATAAGGCGGCATAATGGTAAGTTTTTCACCCATAGACATTGCAATCACCTCTACCTATAAAGATAAAGGTGCGAGGGAAGCCCAAAACTCTCTAACCAAATTAAGTAAAAGTGCCTTTAAGTTAGCCGGTGCATTTGGCGTTGCTTTCAGCGTTGAAAAAATAGTTAAGTTTGCAAAATCATCTATTCCTGCTTTTGCTCAAGAACAAAAATCAGCAAAGTCGTTAGCCTTAACTTTAGGCAATTTAGGCATGTCATTTGAGACTTTAGCAACCGAGCAATTTATTGCAAGAATCCAAAAAACTCGAGGCATACTAGACGACGAACTTCGTCCCGCAATGCGTCAATTAGTTTCTACTACTTTCGACGCAAGTTTATCTCAAGACATTCTTTTGACTGCCTTAGATTTATCGGCAGGTGCTGGAATTGATCTTAGTACTGCGGTTGATGCTTTAAGTAAATCATATTTAGGAAATAACAGAGCCTTAGTTGGTTTGAACATTGGTTACAGCACAGCCTTACTTAAGGGCAAGAGTTTTGCAGAGGTGCAAGCCCTACTAAATAAACAGTTTGCAGGACAAGGAGAGGCGTCAGCCGCCGGTGCTGCCGGTCAAATGGCAATCTTAGCAGCAAGCATGGATGTTGCTAGAGAGATTGTAGGTGAAGGATTAGTTAGGGCTTTTGAGGACTTAAATATAAATGCTCAAAAGACCGGTTCGCTTATGGAAAGCGTTGCTAGAAAATCCGTAACGGCAATGGGCATGGTTAGTAAGTTTATTAGAGGCAATCTACAATTTTTGAACACACCAATCAGCGACCTATTAAGCGATAAATCAGGTAGCACTTTTGCTTACAAAATGAACTTTGATAAGCCTTATGACCCAATGAGTTCTAATTTTAATTATGAGGCTTTAAGAGCAGAGCAAAAGAAACAGCAAGCCGCAGCCGCTAAGACGGCTAAAGATCGATTGGCTGCAATTAAAAAAGAGCAAGATTTACTTAAAAAGCAACAACAATTATTAAAAGACCAAGAAAAAATTAAAAAATTTGGTACTCTTTTTGATACCGAACAAATTGAAATTTTTGCTGCTCTGCAAAACAAAGTGACTGAGCAAGAAAAATTAAGACTGAATTTGCAACTAGCCTTACTGCAAGGCAATGCGTCAGAGGCTGAAAGACTTGGAAAACAGTTAGCAATTGTTCAATTACAGACCACCGATCTTGCTGGTGCTATTGCCAAGATACCTATGGCACTTAACCCATTCAAAGGATGGGGTTCTGAGATTGATAACTTGCTTGCCAAGATGATTGAAATGTATCGTTTATTGCAAATGCGCCCTGAGGAAGTTGTTTCAGGAAAAGTGAGAGTTCCGCTTAGCCCACTAACTTCCGCACGAGTATTGGCTAACGCCCCTCAAGCATCAGCCGAATATGCTTCCATAACTGGCGTAATGGGTGATCTTGGTATTAAGACTCCAAGCATTAACATAACTATAAATAATGCTGGCAGCGTTGTGTCAGATGATGACTTAGTAAATCAAATAAGAAACGGATTGTTAAACTCTAACCTTTCAGGTTCTGCCAGTTCAGTTGGCAGGTTGTTAGGTGCGTTCCAGTAATGGCATTACCGGCAACCCTTGACGTATCACTTAACTTTAGTTCAGGTGCTACCTTTGCAAACCCTTTTACCTTAGACGACCCTGTCAACGGCGTTTTGGGTACTGGAGTTTTATCTGATTCAAGTACGCCGGCTTTAGTTGTAAACCTTACTTCACAAACTAGACGCATAAGCATTAGACGCGGCAGAAACATTAACCGAGATATTTACGAGGCTGGCACTTGCGTTGTAAGAATCTTTGACCCTTCAGGTGATTTTAATCCGCAAAACGTATCCTCTCCTTATTACGGACAGTTGACCCCACTTCGTAAACTTAGAATATCTGCGACTGTCAGCGGCACTACTTATTACCTCTTTAGCGGATATACAACCGACTACGCTTATTCTTACGATCAAGCTGAGAATGTATCTTATGTAGATATATCAGCAAGTGACGCTTTCAGATTATTTAACCTTGCTTCGGTAATAACTGTCACCGGTGCGAGTGCTGGACAAGACACCGGTACACGTATAAATAAGATTCTTGATACTGTTCAATTCCCAAATGGCATGCGTAGTATTGAGGCTGGAAACAGTTTAACAAGTGCTGACCCTGCGACCCTGAGAACTTCCTTAAGCGCTTTACAAAACTGCGAATTTTCTGAGCAAGGGGCTTTTTACATTACCCCTGAAGGAAACGCTATATTTAAGAATCGAAATACAGTTATTGCAAGCGCAGGGGCTACTCCAACCCAATTTAATCAAACAGGTGGCATACCTTACAAAGACTTGAAGTTTGCCTTTGATGACAAACTTATTATCAATACGGCGACAATGACAAAAGTATCGGGCGTGGCTCAGACCGCCGTTGACGCTAGCTCTATTGCAACGTATTTCCCCCATTCAATAAGCGTGCCTGATTTGGTAATTGATACAGATGCCAACGCCATGAACATTGCTAAAATCTATGTTGCAACTAGATCAACAACTACAATCCGAATCGATCAGATGACCCTTGATCTATTTGACCCAAATGTGCCAACGGCAACCATTCTAGGCATGGATTACTTTAACAATGTTTTAATTACAAATATCCAACCCGATTCCTCAACCATCACTAAGAATCTGCAAGTCCAAGGAGTTACTCACGATATAACACCTAATTCTTGGATTACTACTCTCACCACCCTTGAACCGATTGTAGATGGATTTATCGTCGGAGACAGCACGTATGGAGTAATTGGTGAGGATATTTTGTCATATTGACGATATAATTAGACCTATAAAGGAGAAATAAACATGGCAACAGGCTTTCCATTTTCAACAGGCGACGTTCTTTCGGCTGCCGCAATGAACGGATTGGTGGCGTTTTCAACAACCACTAAAACAGCAGATTACGAATTAGCATCAACCGACCAGTATCAAATGTTGGTAATCGCTAACAAAGCGACTGCAATCAATATCACCATTCCAACAGATGCAACTTACAATTTTCCAGTTGGAACTGCAATCACAGTTCTTAACATTGGCGTAGGTGCTGCAACTATCAAGGCAACAACAAGCGGAACAACAACAGTCAATTCAGCCGGTGCAACAGCAGCACAACCTTCGGTTGCACAATGGAAATCAGCAGTTGCAATTAAAAAAGCAGCGAATGATTGGGTTGTTGTTGGGGCTGTTGCATAATGATTGGCAACATAATTGCAGGTACTTTAGCAGGTGGAACTCCGCCTTTTACAGTAACCGGTGGAACTCTTTATACCGGTGGTGGATATAACTATCGAGTTTTTACCGGTAGTGGAACTCTCGGAATTAGTGGTGGAACTTTGTCTTGCGACGTTTTAGTTGTTGCAGGCGGTGGCGGTGCAAAGTTTGACTATTGGGGCGGTGGCGGGGGAGCAGGTGGATTTAGAACATTTACATCCCAATCATTTTCAACAGATCAAACAATTACTGTTGGTGGTGGTGGTACGAGCGGTTCAAATGGAACTGACAGTAGTTGCGGTTCATTAACAGCTTCAGGTGGTGGCAGAGGAAACACTTGGGCAGATAATGGGGGCGCAGGATACGCAGGTGGATCAGGCGGTGGCGGTTCTCTTAATTTTGCAAGTGGTGGAGCAGGTAATACTGGCGGATATTCTCCAGTTGAAGGTTATGCAGGTGGAGCAGGTGGAAAAACTGGTGGAGATGAAACATCAGGCGGTGGCGGTGGAGCATCAGCCGTTGGAGCAAATGCTGGAAATGGCACTACTGGCGGAAATGGTGGAGCAGGTTCATCAACTGCAATAAGCGGTGGTTCAACTACTGGCGCAGGTCATTTATCTGGTGGCACTTATTATTTTTCAGGCGGTGGTGGTGGAGCATCATCAGGATCAGGCGCAGCAGGTACAGGCGGACTTGGTGGTGGTGGCAGAGGTGGAAAAGACAGCACACAAACAGCGCAAAGTGGCACAGCAAATACTGGCGGTGGAGCAGGTGGCGGAACACCCTCATCAGGTGGAAGCGCAGTAGGTGGGGGTTCAGGAATTGTTATTGTGAGGTATGCAGTATGAGCCATTGGGCAGAAATTGATTCTAATAATAAAGTTTTAAGAGTATTAGTAGGCGACAATAATGACCCTGCTGGGGATGAGGGTTACTCTTGGTTAGTTAATAATCTTGGTGGCAAATGGATTAAGACTTCATATAATGCTGCAATAAATGGATTTCGCAAAAATTATGCAGGAATAGGTTATTTTTACGACCAAATAAATGATATTTTTATTGAACCTCAACCTTTTCCATCATGGACACTAGATGAAAATTTTGATTGGCAACCGCCAACTCCAAAACCAAATGATAATGAATTTTATTATTGGAACGAAAATTCTTTAAGTTGGAATCAAATTGAAACCTTGGCTTAGTAAGGCTGCGGTTCAGTTAAGAGAACAAATTGACGACACCTTCGCTGATCGTTTACGTAAATCTGATGGATGGATTGCTGATTTGTTGCATCAACAAAGAGGTAAAAGCGATCACATACCCGACGCAAAAACAGGGGTTGTACGTGCTATCGACGTTGACGCTCGCCTTTCTGACGACAAAAGAACTTCAGCATATTTGGCAGATCAGTTACGACAATACGCCAAACATAACGGACGTATTTTGTATGTAATTCATTTAGGTCAAATTGCTTCGCCGGTGCTAAATTACAAATGGCGTCGCTATCGCGGCTATAACCGCCACGATCACCACATACACATTTCATTTAGAAAAGATCAAGATTACAACTCAGAGTTTTTTAACATACCACTACTAGGGGGTAGCAATGAATAAGAAAGTAATCGCAGCAATACAATCATACGGACGCAGCGCATTTGTTTGTCTTGCAACTGTTTATGTAACCAATCCTTCAGGTTCATTTGATGACATTTGGAAGGCTTTTCTAGTCGCTTTTGCAGCACCTATTTTAAGAGCTATGAATCCTGATGATGAGGCTTTTGGTTTAGGCAGTAAGAAATAATGACAGCCCTTGAGTGGGCTGGCTTTGCTGCTGGAATTACTACCACATTAATTGGATTACTTGCTGGCTTGCGCTGGCTAGTTAAAGGTTGGCTAAATGAACTTAGACCAAATGGCGGAGATAGTCTAAAAGATCAAGTGACACGCCTTGAGAAAAGACTGGATGAACTCTTTATTGTCATTAGCAGGAAGTAGAATTTAATTATGGCAAACACAAAGAAACGCAAAAAGGTTAACAGGAGAGTTGTAAGAAAGTCTCCTGAGCCTTTATCAAAGCTAGACGTTTATTTCATTACAAAACATGAGATATACAGAGCAGCCAAGAAGGCTGGTTTCAGTAATGAGTTGGCTTGGTTCTTTATGCAAGAGCCGTCGGCGTTACCAGACTGGGTAGCGAACGATAAGCCTGATGCCATAATCCCAGTCATTCCCACACCGGACGAGGATGACGATTAGCATAAAGAGAATTGCCTTCATTAGTGACTTGCAGTCTCCTTTTATAGATGAGAAGTCAGTCAAAGTAGTAGGACGTTTTTTGCAAAAGTGGAAACCTCACCGCACCATCCAAATTGGTGACGAAATAGATTTACCACAACTGGGCGGATTTAATGCCGGCACGATTGACGAGATGGTAGGAAACCTAGATGATGACAGAAAGTTTACCCAAGAGGTTTTACAGTATCTTGGTGTTACTGACGTTCTAGGCAGCAATCATGGAATCAGACTCTATCGATCAATCAAGAAAAGACTCCCATCCTTCCTTAACCTACCCGAAATGCACTATCCACGTTTTATGGGATATGACAAACTTGGTATCAACTTTCACCCATACGGACTTGACTGGGCGCATGGTTGGACGGCAGTTCATGGGGACGCTTTCCCTCTTAGCCAAGTACCTTCACAAACAGCCTTAAATGGGGCTAGGAGACTAGGAAAGAGCGTGGTGTGTGGGCACACCCATAGATTAGGTTTATCAGCCTTCACAGAGGCTTCTAGAGGGCAATTAGGGCGTACTGTGTGGGGTTTAGAGGTTGGCAATTTGGTTGATCTAGCCTCAAGCGGCATGGCTTATACGAGGGGCTATGCCAACTGGCAGCAAGGCTTTGCCGTTGCCTACGTTCAAGAGCGTAAAGTTCAGGTTCTTCCCATACCTATAAATAACCATCAATTTATCTTTGAGGGCAAGCTTTACAAATAACAAAATCGTTATACAACTTTTAACAAATTAACTGATTTTGTCTGTCATATCTGTCATGATTCTCTTATCCAAGTTAACGGACTTGGTGTTAAGGAGATGATATGAAAATAACAGCTCAGGACTTTGAACGTCTAACTACTTGCCAAATGGAGTTTGCTGGCAATGATGGCTGGATTGAACAAACAAACCGATTTGATGATGACATTAACTGGTCTCACAAATTCATTTACTGGGTTGACACCTACGTTAGCGCGTTGGTAGCAGTCCAGTTTTTAGTAGATCAGAAATTTGACTACTCAATCTCATACGACAATGCAACTCAAGATTGGGTTATTACTTCAGATTACACAGGTTCTTGGATGGTGGCAGTATGAGTCTTAAAGAGGCTGGACTTATGTGGCTATGGTCGATAGTCGGAATGATAACTTTGATTTGGATTTATGTTGGAATCAAGGCTCAAGCCGAGGCACGTTACTACTGGATTGGTCGTCGGGATGGATGGAATATGCACCGCCGTATGATCGAAAACAAAATTACAACAGATAAGGTGTTTGACTATGAACAGAACAGATGACCTACTAGACGAGGTTAAATTAACCTTGCAGAATCGAGGCAAAATTTATGGTTCTGCAAGAACCAACCATGAAAGAATCTCTGAGCTGTGGAGTGCCTACCTTGGAGATTACATTTCACCAATGCAGGTCAGTTGTTGCATGTTGCTCGTCAAAGTCAGTCGTCTTACGGAGTCACCTAATCATATTGATTCAATTAAGGACGGAATCGGCTATCTTGCGATATACAATCAAATACTCAAAGAGTATGACACAGAATATAAAGGTGAGGTAGATGGCATTTAACTTAGACGATTACGAGACAGTAGAGGTGAGACTTGCTCGATTTATTAGCGATTATCCTGATTTTCGGATTGATACTCAGCTTATTGAGGCTTCCGATACTCGTTTTATTGTCCGTTCTGCAATTTATCGGACATACGCTGACGCAGTTCCTTTCTCAACTGGCTTGGCTTTTGAAGTTATTACGGATAGAGGCGTCAATTCTACATCTGCGCTTGAAAATGCGGAGACGTCCAGTCTTGGGAGAAGTCTTGCGAACGCTGGATATGCAGCAAAGGGTAAACGACCAAGTCAAAGCGAAATGGCGAAGGTTGTTGCTGCGGAACAAAAGCCATTAACTTTTAAGGAAAAACTAGAATCTCGTATCCCTATCAACGAGGAAACCAATAAGCCGGTTGAGCCGAGAGAACCTCAGCCGGTTTCTTGGGGCATAGGTGAAGCTGTTAATGCGATCAGCAATGCAAAACCTAAAGAACCTCAACCATGTGAGCATGGTCACATTCTTAAACAGGGCATATCAAAGGGAAAGGGAAAACCTTACTACGGATATGTATGTAAAAAAGGTGTAGATGCTCACGCTAAATGGGCTAAACAAACCTCAAATGGAATTTGGTATTTTGAGGAAGGATATGAAAATGGGTGAAATGGAAATGATTGACGAGCATGGCGTTAAAGCCACGTTCAAAGATGATGGCGTGCAGCTTGATATTGTGCCATTGTCTGAGTGCTGCGAAATGTGCAATGACCCCCGCATGATTAATGTTGACGGAGTTAAAGTTTGCCCATTTTGTACGAGCATAAATCATATTGAGTACCCTCATGTCAACCCAATCACGTAAACACCGAGGTTATCGAACTCAAAGGGTTGTAGCAGATTACCTGCGGGCTTGGTATCCGTATGCCGAGCCAACAGGCGCTGGGCGTCAAGGGAGTGACATCCTAGGCACTCCTTATGACGTAGAGGTTAAAGCTGTAACAAAATTTAGTCCTTTAGGCTGGATAAAACAGATAAAAGAGCGTAAATCCGATAAACTTGCCTTCGTAGTATTGCGCTGCAATGGGCAGGGCGAGAAGGTTGAGGATTACGTGGTACTAATTCCAATGAGTGATTTCATGAAGGTACTACATGAGTGAGCCGGTACGCTGCAAAAAGTGTGGTCAATGGCTTATGGAAGGTATGACCTGCCCTATATGCGCAAAGATCAATGCCCTGAGTGCTTGAGATATAACACTACAACTACGAATTACAACAAAGATTATTTCCATGAATGTAATGATTGCGGACATGAATGGAGTGAGGGTTATGGATAAAGAATCAACTGATATTGATTGGGTTTATCAAAACGAGCTTAGAGAACAATGGTTAAAAGATAATCCTGATTCAAGCTACATAGGCTGGATGAGTATATGAGCCAAGCCGGTTGGGATGAAACATGGGCGGAAGGAGATGACTTAAGAATAAGTTGTGCTTATATGTGGTGTAAATCACATCTCATATAGTGAGACGGAAAGGAAAGTCATGCGTAAAGGATTTGACAAGGCGATTATGCTTCAAGCAAGCGACGCGCCTAAAAGCGCGAACGCGAGCCGCCGTAGCGGATTGCTCGCGAGTTCGTGGCTTGTAGCATTTGGGGTAGCCTTTGTCTTAATTGCATTAAGTCTTTCG